GCACTTCATCTCGATACCCCTCGCATAGTCGCGACGACTTCTTCCTTGGTTCGGAGAGGGCTGTCGTTCCAGTTGATAATATTGCGGTTAACCCGCCGCTCTAATTCGCGTACAGCGGCGTAAGCGCCATCCTCCCCAGCCGTAGCCGAATAGATAGCATTCATAGCGCAAACACCCGTCGGTGTCTCGGATCGGTGCTGGCACCAACCATGCTTCTCAATGTAGTCTGCTGCGCGCAGCAACGCCTTCTCAGCCACTGACAGTTCGATCGTTTTCATTGTTAGCTCCAGAACTTAATAAGAGTTTTGCATGCTTCGTAGATTTCTTTATTTGTAGCGATGTCGTCTGCGTGCTTACTTTTAACAGGGGCGCACATTTTCATCCAATCGCGCAAGACAGCAATGCATAGTCGGTCGGCGGTTTCGGCGTCCAGTTGGATTTTGAACGTCTGTGGATATTTCATCAGTGTTTCTCCCAGCAATGCAGCAAAGGCATCTCTTTGATGGAAAGGCCAGAGTTTTCCAGCCACAACGAGTACACCCGCTCCATGACATACGCCATAGGCCGTTTTTTGTATTCTTCGTTGGTGCTGTCTTCGCCGCGACATTTACCGTGTAGCTGCAAGCGAATCGGCTCTATCTCCCGCATCATGCGGTCGAACACGCTCCAGCGGGTGATGAAGAGGTAGGGGTAGATTTGATGCCGTCGCACCGAAATACCAGCTCGGAGAAAAGCTTGACCAATCGTGATGGCGTCATTGCGCGAGCGCGATACGGCGAAATCGTTTAGAATACCGCAGGTAAGCGGAAACGGTGCCGCCTGGAGGATGTCGTATTGGGCCAATTCTCTCTTATACCAACCCCCGTCATAGTTAGAGAGCCAATTCCGGTAATCATCGAACCAACCTTCTTTGCATTGCCACCAATTTGGAGCATGCGCTGGCGTCAACCAATCATCCGACGCAAAGATATGAAGGTTGGGATATAAATATTTCCGGTAGCCGAAGAAGCCAATGATCTCGGGGGCGTGCTCTGGCGGATAGCGGTTGTGGTGTTCCCAGCGCTCCCAGAGCGCGCAATAATCGGCGTACTCTGTCCCCGGCGGCATGCCGGGCTTCCAATACCACGTATCAATAATCGACCCCGCCGGTTGATGGTCATGGTCGCGGTGGTCGATCACGCAGATTTCGATGCGTGGCATCAAAGATCCTGGAAGTCGCGGGCGCCGCGATCGTGAACGAGGACGTTGTGCATGTTGCCCCGGTAGGTGGTGTGCGGCCACTCGGCCGGCTCGTAGACGCGCTCTTTTTCCACAACGAACACTGGAAGTCCAGCACGCATCACCTGGATGGTTAAATTATCCGGCCCATGCTCGAACATGAGATAGCCGTCCTTCGAGGTGGTGTAGTCAAACTGCTTACTAATCCCTTGATAAAGGCTGCGTTTAATAAGGATGGCAGTATCGCGTATATGTAAGGCTCCTTCCTTACTACCGGTACAGCCGACGAGGCCGGCTTTATTCATATTGTAGGCGGCAGCGAGATGCGCGAGCCAGTTGTCGTGCATGATCTCGGTGGTCGACACCAGGGTGCAGATCAGCGGCTCCTTGACATAGTCGCAGGCTTCAAGAAAACAGCCGCCACCATAGGCGTTCTGCTCCATGTCGATGAACAGGTGTACCGGCATAAGCGGCTGCACCTGCGCCTTGGCCCACTCCATATCTTTGGGGTCGGTGAACTCCTTGAAGGTCACGTAGAGCTGGCAGTCGGTGCCCGGCGGATGCTCCACCCAGGAGCGGACGAACCGGGTCAGCCGCTCGTGGAAATTCGGGTCCGGGAAGCGACAGATGTAGATGACGCCGATGTCGCTCACAACGTGTCCCCGCTCACGTAGGTGGCTCCTTTGATGACTCTTTCGTGGAGGTTTCGCATGGTCTCAGGATCATACCTTCCCGAAGCAATTGATAGATGTGTTGTGATCGCTCCTGCCAAGTATGGCTGCTCGATTGATCGATATCGGTCGTCGTGAACAGCCGCCAGACCCGCAGCGCGGCAAGCAGATCCGACCCAACGATCCTCATAATCCGGGTAGCAATCGAAGGCGGCAACGGCTTCCATGGCTCGGCGGGAAAGGACGTACGCAGACCCTCCGCCAATATGGTGCTCATCATAGGTATGGAAGCCCCAATAGTCGTGGGCGGATCCGGCATGCTCGGCGAGATTTCGGAGGAGACGGGGGACGATGATGTAGCAATCGGTCGGGCAATAGCAGACATGCGTGTATTTCCTCTCGTAAGCCCATTTGATGGCTTGTTTTGTTTTGAACGAGGTATTCAGCAAACCGCTGTCGACGTCGAAGCGCAGCTCGTCGGGCAGTAGCTCCTCATACTGCCGAGTCTTGTCGAAGACGAAACGATGCTCAAGGAACGCTCCCCAGGTATAGAGGTAGGTCCCGCGGCACACATCGTTGGGGCTGTCAACCCGCCCCTTCGGCAGCGCGTCGGGCTGCCAGGTCGATATCATCAAGAGGGGTCTAACCACTCCGGGTTCTCCTCGTACCAGAGCACACATTTCTTCATGCTCTGCTCGAACGTCATCGGCGATTTCCATCCCAGTCGTGCCAGCTTCTCGCCATTAAGCCCATAGTGCCCGTCGTGACCTGGTCGTTGGTCGGTGACGACCATGTCTTCTGAGATAAGGGGCTTGTTGAGGACTTGGGCGATGTAGCTGGCGAACTGCTTATTGTCGATCTGTTTGTCGCCGACAATGTTGTAGCGATCAGGTCGGTCCACCGTTCCAGGGTCATGAATATGAGGAGTGACATTACGCAGGAGGAAAAGCATAGCGTCAGCAGCGTTGCGAGAATGCAAATAATAGCGACTTCCATAGCCACCTCCGAACCGGTGCAGGATGATCTTCAGCCCTCGGCGCACGGCGCGCTGGACAATGCAGGGGAACTTGCCACCGCTCTGCCGCTCGCCGAAATTGTTCATGATATTGACGATGATCAGCCGCAGCCCGTAGGAGCGCCAATAGGAGATAGCGATGGCTTCCTGGCAGGCTTTGCTGGCCGAGTACGGGTTGGACGGCACGATCGGGTCCCACTCCTTGTGGGTGGTGCGGCCGTCGGTGGGCCCGTAGACCTCGTCGGTGGAGACGTGCAGAAAGACCGGCCGGTCTTTGAGCTGCTCGTAGCGCCACCGCTTCCGCACATAGGCGCCCATGTTGAGCATAACCTCGGTATTGGTGCGGATGGCGTAGCCCGGGTCGTCCAGTGACACATCGACGTCACTGATCGCTGCTAGATTAATGATGTAGTCGACCTCGCCGATCTTGCTGGCCAGGATGTCGGAGATCGGCGCGGTCAAGTCATGGGTGAAGATCCGCACGCGCGGCGATTGGTAAATCTTCGTGTGCAGCCGATCGCTCAGCCCCTTGTGCCGAAACGAGTCGATGCCGGTAATCTCCCAGTCGGTATTGACCAAAAGATGCTCCATAACATGGCAGCCGATCGAGCCGCCGACGCCGGTAACTAGAACGTGTTTCATGACCCGTACCCCGTGAGCATGGTTGCGTTATGGTCCGCCGGATACCACCGGATCTTCGGACCGACATTCGCTAATTCCATGCGCGCAAGGTCATTCACTTCCCAGCTCACGTTACGCGAAGCGCGCGTATAGAGCCGGGTGACAGCCTTGAAAGCAGCGTTGAGTGGAAGGACATCGTGACGGGGGACTACAAAGAGCGTGCCGCAGAACCGCCAGCACGGATAGTAGTCCGTAACGTCTTTTTTCTCCCAACACCCAGGTATTGCCAGATCATTTTTTCTAACCCGGCGCAGGAACTCTGTCAACGTATTACTGTCGAACCCCGGCAAGCGCATGGCGCCGATATCCAGCCAGATGAACACATCGGCCTCGGTGTCGCGCTTCAGCGCCCGCTCCAGCCACTCGAACTTGTTGTGCTGGACGGCATGGTATTCCACGCTGTTTTTCTGTGGGTTATCGCCCTCGGAGTGCCGCACCTGGTGACCGTTGGCGGCGAGCTTCTCGATGAACGGCGTCATCCACAAATGGCGGACGGTGTCTTCGAGGAATACAATTGGCTTGAAATCGCCGAGCGCGCCGATGAGCTGTTCGCTGAGCTTGCCGTATTCCGGCGGTGTACGGGTGTGCCCTTGGATTGGCACATAGGCCGTGACCACCCTCACTTTGGCTCTTCTTGACCCCGACACACGAATCTCCAGACCTCGTTGGCGTCGACGCGCGCCAACCAGGCTTCACAGTCTTTGAACCCGAACGAGATGATCAGGTCTTTGCCGAACCCGGCTTCCCGCCTTTTGTCTTCCGGGTCCGGGTGCCAGGCGAGACCGGCCACAAACTCGATGACCTTGTCTTTGAAAAAGAAGGGTTGCGATACTCGGCTAAGCCGGAATAGCTGGTCGTAGAAGACGAACCGGTGCGAGTAGTAGCGCTTCCACGGTCGGTCGGTGTAGACGTGGGCTTCGTGGATGATGCCGAGCCAGCCGTCGCGAAACCGGATGAGTTGACTGGACCCGGAGAAACTATCGGTGCGGAGCTGCGGAACGTGTTGAGTTCCAACATCTTGTCCTGCTTGATCAACGACATGTCCGGGTCGGTACATAAAGCGAATGGCGTCGCCGCCGACGATGGGCATCCAGTTTTTCTCATAGAGTCGAGGGTGCCTAAGCATCGGCTTAACATCATCAAGACCCAGTCGCGCATATCCACCGAGTTCGCTCGATTCGCCACATGGTCCTCCAATGCGTGCAAGCGTCTGTTCAGCAAGTCCATCAGCGCAGCGTTGTCGGACGGTGGCGGAGATGTAGAGGTTGTTGTCGTGGTCGAAGATTCGCGCGTCTTCAAAACCGATGACCAGAGGGTATTCAACCGGTTGAGGTTCTCTTGGAAGAAGTTCAATCTGTGTGATTGAATGGAGGTCACGATCCAGAGGGACAAGCCAATTGCGAGTATTGATAGGATTAGAACTATTTGCAGTGCCATCTGTGGATCGGATAAGGTATCTGCCATCTTCGTCCATCCTGTAGTTGACGGTGCGTACCAGCGCTTTCAGCTCCCCGCGGTGCGCGCACACGCTGGGGTTCATCGGTGTCCAGTGTTCTTCGGCTACGAACTCGATTTGTTGGAGCCGAAGGCTAGGACAGTCAGCAACGAGAGACCGCATGTAATGAAGGAGATTGGAGTCAGCCAAGGCGGCTGAAAAACCATATGGACCTCGCGTAAGAGCAAGCTCGTCGCAAACGCGAAAGCCATCGTCATAGCGGCCAGGAACATAGAATGCCGAGATAGAAAATTCATCCTTGAGCCCCTGTTTGTAGACGTAGTCGTTGACGAACAGCGCGTCGGTCGACAGCGGGATGCGCATGCCGGCATCGGAGAAGATCACCGACGCGGGGTTTTCGCCTTTTTCCCGGAAGAATTTCGCGACATCGTATAGACTCTCGCTCCGACTAGGTCGGAAATTGTATGCAGCAATATTGTATCGGAGGAACTCTCCAATATTACCCAGGTCTCGGTGGCATGCAGCGATGTTTGTATACGCAGACCAGACTTCCTCATGCCATCCACCAAGCTCGACACGTCGCTGATACCACTTGATTGCTTCAGCAGGCTTGCCGGCATCGCGATAACTTTGTGCAAGGTAATAGTAGATCCGGTCTTTCGGCTCTTCGCCATTTTTGAGTGCCTTCTTAAAGATCCTGATATCGCGGATGAACTTGTCTTTGCGGTTAGCGCCGTCGGCGTGGTCGATGAAGAAGGCTTTCGCCATAGGGATACAGCCGCCGGTCTGGGCGGCAAGAAACTCATGCGTGGGGGTGACATAGACGGCGCTGGAATGCCGGCTTAACAGCCTTCGATTTTGGTAATGCAACGCTCCAGCGCATTGATACATGTCGTGGGATTCGGCGAGAACACCGTAGAGCCAATCGGGGCTACTGACCACCAGCTCCATGTCCGCATCAAACAAAAGCAGATAGTCCCAGTCGTCGCGCTTGCGAGCAAGTACCAGGGCATCGTTGCGGGCCTGCGCAAAAGTTTCAAAACGTCCCCGACCGATATCGCCGGGTACATTGTGTAGTTCAGCCCACTCTTTGATGATCTCTGGCGTGCCATCGGTCGATCCGGTGTCCAGAATGGCGAAGCTGACGATATGCTCGCGCGCCGAGTCCAGCGCTCGCAAGATGCGCGAAGCTTCGTTCTTGACGATCATGTTCAGGCATAGACGGGGGGCCATCACGACCTTTTGATTCAGTCGCGACCTTATGTCACGTTGACTTTACCCTGTCAAGATTAGCTGGAGCCCTTGAACGGGAAGCCCTCGTCGAGGAAGATGCCCGTAGTGCCGTAGCCCGGCAGGCAGTACATGGCGCCAGGGATGTGCCACCGATGGCCGATGTTGAGGATCAGCACGGTGTTGGCCACCGGGCCCGGAGGACCGACGGGGCCACCCTGGGCGCGATAGACGCCGGTCTGGCCGAAGGAGAAGTTGTACGGGCCGGTGTTGCCAAACTGGCCGTAGTTGTTGCCAGCGCCGGTGAAACCGCCAGCCGGGAACGGAGAGTATTGTCCCGAGACGCCGGTGCCGACGCCGAAGGCTTGGAAGTTGTAGAGGATGGTGCCTGTGGGACCTGTCGGACCGGTCAGACCGGTGTTGCCAACATTGCCCTGGCGACCCGTCGGTCCAGTGATGCCGGTCGGACCACCGACGCCGCTGGCGCCTGCGACCGTGCCGCTCGGACCCGTCGGACCTGTGGCCGTGACCGGACCCTGTTGACCCGTCGGGCCAGTCGCGCCCGTATTGCCGGCGACACCGTTAGGGCCAGTGGGGCCTTGAGGTCCATTGATGCCCGTGTAGCCTTGCGGGCCAGTGACACCGCGAGGACCACCTGCCGGACCCGTTGGACCATAGTAACCCAAGAAGTAGCCGGTGTAGCCAGTCGTGCCCGTAATACCTGTGGTGTAATAGACATTGGTGCCACCCGTGGGGCCAATCGGACCAGTGACGCCAGAAGCGCCGGCCACGGTACCGGTAGCACCGGTGGGGCCAGCCGGGCCCGTGAAAGAGTTGGTGTTGATCACATGCGCGATCTGCATCATCACGATGCCGAGCGAGTGATCGTCGTAGCTGTCCGGGGCCTCATTGGGTACGAAGGTGATGCCAGCCATTATGCGAGCCCCGATACTTGCAGGTGGTCAGTATTCCACCACACCTGGCCGGTGACTCCCGGGTCGCTCGTCGGCGGCTTGAAGACCGTGTAGTTCACGCCGGTCGGGCCAGTCATGCCCGTGCCGCCGGTCGGACCCATGGGGCCGCGACCACCAGAAGGACCCGTCAAGCCGGTCGCACCGGAAGGACCAACTGGACCGGACGGCCCCAGCGGAGCGTTGCTTGGCCCCTGCGGGCCGGTGAAGCCGGTCGCATTGAGTGAATTGGCTGGGCCGATCTGGCCAACAGGGCCAGCCGGTCCGGTAGCGCCGCCGCTACCCTGTGTTCCTTGTGGACCCAGGGCACCAGTGGCCCCGGTGACACCGGTCGGGCCGGCCGGTCCTTGCAGCCCAACAGCAGGGCCGGTCGAACCAGTAAGCGTCCCGTTCGGGCCCGTCGGGCCACGTTGACCATTGCTCGGACCCGTAGGGCCAGTGGGGCCAGTGTTGCCACCCGTGCCGCCGCCCGCATTAACCCAGTCAACCTCTTGCTTGAGGATAACCGACATCTGGTTGAACTCCAGATTGCGGATCTCGGGGATCGGGCCGTTGGGAAAGAGGGTGCTCTGGCTGCTAGGCATCAGGCAGTCCTCACGAATTTATTGAAATACTGTCCCGGCGCCGTGCCAGTCGCGTTGGGGTTGAACCAAATCAGTCCTGAGCCGGTCGGAGCCGACCAGGGCGGGATGAACAGCCCAGTGCCACCGGGTCCAAGCATACGAATCCCGGTGGGACCCGTGGGGCCGGTAGGGCCAACGAAGCCGGGGAAACCGGTGGCGCCGGTGGCGCCAGTATTGCCCGGAGGTCCAGAGCTTCCAGTGTTGCCGGCATTGCCGGTGGGGCCAGTGGTGGAACCTGTAGGTCCAGTAGGACCGGTACCAGAATTAGCCGGACCAATGGGGCCGAAGGCGCCTTGCGGACCAGTATTGCCTGTTGCACCGGTGACACCTGTCTGTCCTGTCGGGCCCGGAGGGCCTTGATGTCCTTGCGAGCCGTCAGGACCGGTCGGGCCGATCGGACCGGTTGGGCCGGTCATGGCGTTGCCGGCCGGGCCCGTGGGGCCAGTCGTGCCGCCGGTCGGACCAGCAGGTCCGGGGCTGGCGCCGGAGACACCGGTGACAAACGCACCGACAACCTGGGCCAGAATCAGCCCTAGCTGGTTGCGGTCGTACTGTTGACTTGAGGTAATCGGCACGCAGCTCTCCTAGTACGGATCCATCCGTACAGGAGCCGAGTTAGAAACTCGTTAATGCCGTCGTATCCTGCGCGCGTTGCGATCAGAAACGCATTGAGTACAGTGGCCGGTGAGCGTGTAGCGTTCGACAGTATGCCCACGAATACAAGGCATTCCGGTGAAATAGAACCGGGAGCGGACTTTCTTAGCGAACGCTCTTGACACGATGATTTTTTTCGGCATTACGCCGGCACTTTCTCCGGCACCACAGGGTTAGGCTCGGGGATGGTCGGCTCAGTCCACAGCGGGCTGTCCGGGGTCATCGGTGCTGCTGGCACCTCGGCGGGGATCAGCACCCGGCGTTTTTCTGGTTCACCAATTTCAGCCATAGCCTTGCTTCCTTGCCTGCGTCGACGATCGGTGGAGTCGGGTTGTCGGTGTAGTGCGGCCGCGGCGGTAAGCGACGAACATGTGGTCCAGGATCAGCCGGGTTGACCGGCTGCGCCGCGCGCACCGTTATCCATTCCCCGTTGTGGAAGGTTTGCCAGGGCCACTGGCAGTCGGGGGCTTGACATGGCCCGTCCTTGTAGACCATGGCGCCACCCGGGCCGCCAGAACCCGCGGTGCCGCGATAACACGACTGATCACCGCACGGACCGCCATACACCCGTGACATGGTCCACCCTTGCGCTCGGGGGCATTGTTGACACGCCCAATGCGGATCATCCCGGCCCCGGAGAAATCTTGGCGCCTGGCCCCGGGGTGTTGCTTACACTGTTGGCGAGCTGCGGTCCACCCGCAGCCGCGGCCGGCGCGGTACGCATGCCCTGGGCCTGCGCAGAAGCTTGCGGTAGATTGATATGCGCGCCCGGCACCGGCGGCGACATTCCCGGCGGTCCACCAGGCTGGCCTGGCTGCGGCGGCATTGGCATGCCGGGCTGTCCGGCGGGCGTGCCGATATGGGTCGGCATCCCTTCCGGCATGCCTTCGAGCATCGCCAGTTGGCCAGCGGTGAGCTCGGTGATTACCCGCTGCACGCCAGCGGCGACTCCCTTGTTCATCGCTTCGGTGATGGACTGTGGGTTGACCGGGGGTGGCGGGGCGTTGGCCTGGGCGTCCATTTGTTCGAGCTGCTTTTGCGCTGGAATGACCTGTTCGCCAGGGAGGCCAATATCTGAAGCAACAGCGCGAAGCACAACGCCGCGACCTTTAATCCCCATAATATGGTTATCCACGGGGTTGTTGGTGGCCTGTAGATACTCGATCTGGCGCTGCCGAAATGTTTCACGCTGGACAGCAACTTGCACCCCCTGCACGGTGATTTTCTCTTCACCGGTGAGGATGCCGGTCTCGTCTGTCAAAAGGATTAAATCAGCCAGCTGGATCAGCGCCGGCTGCATCACGTCGCGGTCGATATTCGCCGCCACCGTCTGCAAGATCTTCGACGCATTTCCCATCAGCATGGCAAGCCCACTGGCAGTTCGCCCGGCGCCACCACTGCCCGCCTGACCCCCAATATATTTGGGTATGGCAGAAACATCGTCGGCCATCGCCGCGAACTTGTCGAACACCATCAACATGTCCTGCGCATTGCTGGTCGGCATGAAGAAGCTGATCGGGTCCTCGCTGGTCGAACTCAGAGGATCGGAGCGGACGTGCCACCGTTTCCATGGGTACATTTCCTCTCCGGTTTCGTCAGGTGACAGTCGATCATCGCGAACGGTAACCTGGGGTCCAGAAGCAATGCTAACATTGTTAACCACAGCGCGAACAGTCCCATTGATGATCTCCTGAAGGTCTTCGAGGATGTCAGTGAGACCATGGCCGAGCACGGCGTTGGGCACGTTCTCAAAGGCGGTGATAAAATAGGGGTGGCGCTGCCGCGGGCTCGGTGATAGATGGCACTTGATGATGTGCGGGCCGATCTTCCAAGCCTGCACGAAGTAGTCGCGCAACGGGTCTTCAACCTCGATACCGTACTGGGCCAGCATCTGCCCCTGCACCGGGCCGTTATAGAGCATCACGTCAATCAGGCCAGAACGATTCCATGCCGGATTCTCCTTGTTCTCCAGAATCGCCCGCTCTGCGTCTGTGGTGTCCCAATTGTCGTAATATCCTCCTTGCCCATAATGTTGTAGGACTTCGCGAACTGCGGCGTGATTATAGCCAGGCAGATCGAGCAGATCATTCAACTCGGCCCGGGTCATGCGTACTCGTTCGATTATTTCAGCATCCTCGATGCGACTTATTCCGGGAGTCCACCACAGGTCGAAGGGCGAAGGACTGCGCCAGGTGAGCTTGGGTACCCGTTTGACCGCAGGCGGTCCGCCGCCAGGTGGCCATTGCAGTTCGGGCAGGATCTTGACTTCCGGTCCGACGATGCAGCTGAACGGGAAAATGCAGATCTGCACCAGGAAATCAGCCAGCGCAATGTAGAAGCCCCCCTGCTGGAGAATGTCCTCGATCTTGTCCTCGGCAATCTTGGCCTGGTCGGCCGCTTGTTTCTTGGCGGCGTCCATGGCCGATTCCATCAGCGCGATGCGGCGAGAGGTCTCGTCAGCGGTCGACGGCGGCTGCCCGGTCTGCTGGGTCACGATTTGCCGCTCGTGCATGAGCAGCTCGTTGATTTTCTGCACGATCACGTCCGGCGGGTCGGGACTGGCCGGCGGCTTCACCGACCAGGCGCGGTCGGGGCCGAGATAGATATCGCGCAAGAGTGACGTGGCGGCGCGGCACTTCTGCGCCACCAGGCGGAGAAAGATCTCGCTACCGCCGAATTTGCGGATCTCGTTGAGCTTGGTGGCATCGTACTGGCCGTTGAAGGTGCGCAGCGCCTTGAGCAATAGCTCCGACCAGCCGGCCGACGTGTTGCGGTGGTTGCGGAAGATCTCCCAGCGGCCCTGGATATAGCCGGCCAGCATCTCCGGCACTTGACCGCCTTGCTGGGCGGCGTCCTGGGCCGCGGCCTTGTCCTGCGCCTGCTGGGCGAGCTGCTGTTCCAGCGCCGCCGGCGGGATAACCTGTAAGACGCCGGACTGGCCGAGAGTGTCTGCCATGTGGGACCGTTCCAAAAGACTGCCCCACACTGTCACGCAGATGTTAACGATCCCTTAGCACTTGCGACCCCATGTCGCATTGTGCTAGGAGATTTCTTGTGAGTGAGGCCCCCCCGCCCGTTCCGGGCATGTACGAGCCGGCCCTGTTGACCCGCATCGCGCGCGAGCTGGCGACCGAGACCTTCACGCCAGAACAGATCATCACGCGCTACGACATCGACCCGGAGATCTTTGCAAAGATCCTCGCCAACCCGTTTTTTCAGCGGGTCTTAGCCGATTACACCAAGGAGTGGCAGTCGCTGGCTTCGACGCAGAAGCGGGTGGCCGCCTCGGCGCTGATGGCGCTGGAAGAGAACCTGCCGGTCTTAGCCGACCGCATGGGCTCGCGCGCCAGCGGGCTCGCCGACGCGGTGGCCGCGGCCAAGCTGTTCAAGGAGCTGGGTGGCATCGCCGCGCCGGCGCCGCAGAATCAAGCGCAGCAGGGCGGCGGCTTCGCCATCCGCATCGACTTCGGCTCCCACAAAGTGAGCCTGCAATCCGAAAGCCCCAAGCAGATCGACACCGAGCCGCTGCCGGCACTGGAGAACAATCCAGATGTCAGCGTCTGAAAAGCGGCGCGAATATCTACGCAAGTGGCGGAAGAAAAACCCACAATACCTTGAACGTACGCGACGCTGGCGCGCAGAAAACCGCGCGCACCTCAGAGCATATAATCTGCTCTACCGGTATGGGTTAACCGAAGCCGAATATCAGAAAATGGCGGAGGGACAGGAACATTGCTGCAAGATCTGCCAGCGACCGGCACAACTCGAACAGCACGGCAAACTCCACGTCGACCACCTCAAAGGCACTAAGGTGGTGCGCGGGCTGCTTTGCCGCGCCTGCAATACCGCAATCGGACTCTTCCAAGAAAAGCCTAGCGTCTTAGCGGCGGCGATCGAGTACCTGCGGGTCACCGCGTTATGAGTGATCTCGCCCCCGAGCTACTCGAATATATTGCCCCGCCGACGGTGGCCGAGTTCGCCCGCTCCGATTCATTCGGCCGTATCATCGCTGGACCAATAGGCTCCGGTAAAACGACTGGCGTGATCATGGAATTGCTGCGCCGTGCGGCTGAGCAGGCCAAGGCACCGGATGGCATACGCTACACTCGCTTCGCGCTCTGTCGGCAGACCCTCATGCAGCTCAAAGCTACCGTCCTCAAAGATTGTGATCAGTGGCTTAGCCGTCTTGGGGCCTGGAAAGTTAGTGAATCGACCTACCATGTGAAATTCAACGATATCATTTCGGAGTGGGTGTTTCTGCCGCTGGAGGATGCGGAGGATAAAGCTCGGCTTCTATCAATGCAATTAACCGGAGCATTCCTGTCCGAGTGCATTGAGATGAACATAGACATTCTCGGACACGTTCAAGGACGTATCGGCCGTTATCCAAGTGGGCAGCGTGGGGTTCCTTCATGGTTCGGCATCGTAGCAGACACCAACATGCCTGTCGAGATGTCGCCCTGGTGGGAGTTCATGGAAAAATGCAAACAAGGTGAAGTTGCCAACTGGCAGTTCTTCAAGCAGCCCTCGGGCATGGACTATCCGACCTTCGATCGCCATGGCAACCAGACCGGCGGCGCCGAGAACCTGAACTGGCTCCTGCAAAACGCTGAGACCGTGAAATTCCCTCTTAATTGCAAGCCGCGCATCGACCAGGGGCGTAAATACTACGAGAACATCGTCGCCACTTACGGAGAGACCCACGACTATGTCAATCGGTATGTATACGCCAATTACGGTAACGATCCCTCCGGCGCGGCTGTGTTCAAGGAGTCCTATCGGGCTGACTTTCACACTGTCGACGACACGCTCGTCATCCCGGGTTATCCCATCTACGTGGGTCAAGATTTCGGCCGAAATCCGTGGTCGCTCATTTGTCAAGTCGATCACATGGGTCGTTTGTTGGTCCATGAGGAAGTCAAAGCGGATAACATCGGGTTAGAAAAACATGTCTGGCAAAATCTCCGGCCACGGCTCCTACAGTCGAAGTACCAAGGGCTCAAAGTTGCCATGGTGGGCGACCCTGCCGGTGTCGCAAAGAGTAACATTGCTGAGGAAAGTTGCTTTGATGCTCTCAAGCGTCTCGGATTTGCAGCGATTCCTGCACCAGGAAATGACATCGAGCCCCGGATCCGATCCGTTGAAGCTCTGCTCTCACGCCAAACGAACGGTGGACCTACTCTCATTATCAGTCGGCAAGGCTGTCCGAAACTATGTCGTGCGCTTGGAGGTGGATACCGCTACGCTCGCACGAAGGAAGGCGCGCTCAAGCCGAAGCCGGACAAAAACGAGCCGGAAGGCTACTCGCACATAGCCGACTGCCTGCAATACGTGTGCATGGTGGTGCATGGCGGCATGCTGCCGTATGTGCATGACTATCTGTGGGGACGAAAGCGCCGGCGGGCGCAGAAGGTCACCGCGGCGGGGTGGACTTGACCGCGCCCGGCTCAGCCGGATGCCGGCCCGGCGTCGCCGCGTGGGCCGTCAACACCTGCCCGGTTGGCCCAGTCATTTTCCCGGCCACAGGCAGGCCGATGACGCGGTGATAAACCAGGCAATCCCGGCGATCACGGCACAAAAGAAGACAAAGACGATCCAGTCGCCGAACGACAGAGGTTTCTGTGGCGGACGGCGTGGGTAACGGTTCGGCGAGGTCATTTCAGTTAGCGAAAATGCACGCCAAACCCGCTGCCACCGGCAAGCGTGGTCAAGACGTAGATAAGCACGAGGATGAAGAAGATGAACCACACGGCCTGCTCGATCCGACCCGGGATCGGGATGCCAGCGATGGTCTTCAGCCCATACAACACCAAGAAGATAATTCCCGCGAGGATGATGACGCCGATCAACAACCACAGGAATGATACCGCTAGTCCAATCATGAGAGCCCCCTTGGGCCCCACAATATAGCGGAAACCCCTAAGGAAACCCTGTTGGATCCACCAGGTTCCATATCAGGGCCCCCAGGGCCCCGACGAACGCAATCGCGGCGACGGCCTTGGCCCAGGGGGATTGGTACGGCAGCGCAAAAGTCGTCAGACAGGCTGTTGCCGTCATGATCGTCAGACTTCCGAACAGGATCGGTACTGATGCGGTGGCCATCAGGATTCTCGCAAAAAGATCAAGATCGCTAGGCTATGCAAAAAGGCGCCAATCACCGCCGGGGCCTGGTCGGCAACGAGGAAGGCGTGCGACCGTTGGACCCCGTCGGCAAACTGGCCAAGCCACATCGCCTGTAACGCCCCGCCAGCGCTGATCATCATGATGGCCTGTTGCGGCAGCAGGTAATAGGGCGTGGCCACTCTCCTACAAAAGAACCCCAGGAGCGCGCAGCCAGCGACGGCAAAATAAATCCCTGCCGCCACGGTCGGTGAGACGTAGTCCAGCAGCGTATGCACTGCGGTCGCGCGTCCAGCGGCGGAGTCATACAGGAGCGCCGCGCACCAGGTTAAGTGCAGTAAGACAGCATAGAGAATGATCAGATAGGGGTGTCTCATTTCGCCGATTCTCGCCGCCGCAATTCACCCTCGCGGTGGTTAAGCGCGTGTTCGCGCGCGACCACAACTTCCTCACGGTGGCGCAAGTCGCGGTGCTCGTGGTGCTCTTGCAGCGACGCCAGAGTGCGCTGGCTATCTTTGATAATGGTCTCCCAAAACTCATGATCGCCGTTCGCGTTCTGCGCCATGGAAATCTGTTCCCGCAGCAGCTTCATCTTCAATGTGATAATCCGGCGCTCCCGCCGGTCACGAAGCCGGGTGGTAATCGTCGGGTGCGACGTGATCATTAAGACGTAGTAAACAAAACCAACAAAGGATACCAAGACTGCGGCGGCGATCGGCAAATAGCCGAATAGCGAACCGATCCAAGTTCCAACCACAACAAATGCCGATGATGCGTCATTGGTAGAGCTTTGCGGTAGCATCATGGCTTGGTCTCAGTGCGACCTTGTTCCAAACCTTTAGAAAACTCAGCAATGCCGCTAGACTTCAGTAACGCATCCATGCGACTATTGATCGAAACATGCACCTGCTGGATGCTCTTCATATTGCGGATCGAGACCACGGCGGCGGTGACCGAAGCCAACGCCACGACGATCGATGCGGCTTCACTGATGCTAATCATGATATTGGATCCTCCGGGGAGCGCATCTCCTCGAACAGCTTCAGGGTGAGCAACAGCTTGGCCTGGTGGCGGAGCGCGATCTCCATGTGGCGCTCGACCTCATCCTTGAGTTCGCTCGTCGAGAAGCCTTTACCGGCGTCGAGGTTCTCCAGCATGGTATTCAACTCGGCAATCCGCACCAAGCGGTTGTGAAAGTTAAATGTCGTTACCAGAACTTCGTCAAAATACTCTCTCGTCAGCTTGCGATCGCGTGCCGCCAGCGCCACCAGGTAGGTGGCGGTAACCAGCGAGGTGAAGCTTTGAGCGGAGATGTCTTGGCGCAGGTGGTGGGCGAGAACGGCAGTGTCGAGTTCGGTTTCAGGCCGCTCGAACAATGGTGGCTTTTCCAGCGGGGATGTTGTCGTTGGCCGCGATTCGGACATGCTCGATTTCCCTTTCCACCAGCGAGAGCGCAGACTGGCGTCCCGCGGCGTCCAGGAAATACCCGTGCCCCCACAAGGTATGGATGGTGACGCCAAAAGGTTTAAGTTTCTTGCGCAGATTGCAAATCACCACGTCGACCATCTTCGGGTCGGTCTCCTCGGGATCATCTGGTCGGTTGGCGCGCTGGGCGCGCTGGGTCTCGATCACGCGATGAAGTGTGGTCTTGTCGGCTTCTTCACGCCGCACTAAGACCAGGAGAAAAGACGCTAGGAGCTTGGGGAGCTTGAAGGCTCGCATGAAGGAAGTGACAAGGTCAGAGTCTCGTGCAGCTGCAATGTGCGGCGGCAAATGATCCGCTCGCCGCGCAGTAGGTGGCCAGTCAGCCGCCGGCATCTCCGTAATACGTCCGCTGGCGAGCGCGTCGTCAAGGGACAAACGCACATCGGCGGCGGGTACTTCGAGTCCTCGGGCAATGACATTGACCGGGATTCCTTCATTAGCGAGGCGGGTAGCAATCTGATCATAGCCCACGGGCAAGGGGGTATCCAACATAGCGGGTTCCTTCACGAACCCGTCAATTCTTCGTGAAGAATAGTTGATAAATGGTTAAGTTGTCAAGAGCGCCGACCCGGGGTGGGGTCGTATTCGTCTTCCGGGGTATAGGGCCAGTTCTCGTGCTCGTGTGTCCCCCAGCCGCCAGAAAGATCGGGGTCTTCAACCGTGCCCATGTTCTTCATGGACCCCTCGATATTGCTGCGCGCCTGGTCGGCATACTGCTTGCGGCGGTCCTCTTCCTGGTCCGCCAGCGACTTGACAACGCCGCCTTTGATGTAACTGCGGGTGCTTGGCTTGCCGGGTTTGATCCGCATCGAGATCTCGCATGGTGGGCGGGGGAGATCTCATCCCCCGCCATAACCTTTAAGCTACCCTTTTGGGTGCTCGTGTGGATGCTCATGCCGGCGACGCTCTTCGTCGCGCCGGTGCCGGAACCGCTCGCCATCCTCGTGACGGCCTGGTCCGTTGCTTTGGTCATCCTTCTTGTCAGCCTCTTTGGGCAGATCAAACTCCTTCTCGACCTTTTTGTCTTCGTCCATGATATCCCTCCTTGGGATTGTGGGGCAGGGGGAGAGGTCTTGCACTCCCGCAGATCATGCCCCCTGTATCGCAACAGGGACCCCGCCATATGTCCCAAATTTGTATACATATTTGGGACAGAAGTGGAGGTCAGGTCAGGCGATCCCCCCTTGGAATGCTTGCGCTTCCGATCGGCTTACAGCCCTGACCCCCACGCGAGTCTACCGCGCAGGGGTTAATTAGATGCTATTGTCCGGCTTGCACGCGACCGTGATTTCGATCGGCATCTTCGAGGCCGTGGCTTGCTGGTGCAGCAACTTCAAACCCTGCGCCAGCTTAGGCTCACTCTTGATCGCCTTCTCGCACTCGTCCTTAGACACGAACCAGTGGATGCCCTCTTCCTTGTTGCCGTAGACCAGCTCCTCCTTACCGGGCGGACCTTCCATCGTCACCACGATTTTCCAGCGCGGGCCCGGCTCTTGGTCCGGGTTATCGGGCACCACAACCGGCGGGCCACCAGGGCCGCGCGGCTTGATCGTCATGCCGCCGTCGTCGTGGCCTTTGGCATAGGCGCTATGGACCGCCATGCCGGCAGTCCAGCCGAGCACGCCGGCGAGCAGAATAATTCCCAGCCACTTGAGCACTTTCATCATGCATCCCCTTTGGTGATCGCCCGGCGCCAAGACGCGAAGGCGTCGGTAAATTTGCGGCGGGCCACGCCCAGCCAAGTAACGTCGATACCCTCGCCGTCCCACATGTGCTTGAGCAGATCGTCGATGGTGTTTTCCATGATCGCCAGCTGTTCGAGCACGACCTCTTTGTCCGTCTTAGCCATGCGGCCGGCCCTTCCATGCCTTGTAGTGTTGCGTCACTTCCGCATGGCGCGTGTTGTAGTCTGTGTCCTTCAGGTACAACGCGCGCAGCTTGTATTCGGGGTCGCCGGTGTGGCGCCAAGTCTCGATCTCAAGCGGCCCAAACGGATGTTGCAGGGTCGACTCGATCGACTCCGCCATGTATAGATGCGGCACCGGGGTACTGGCAAAGGCGGCTGCGGGGAGCGCCGCGAAGGCGCCGGCTCCGGCCAGGGTCTTGAAGAACGCGCGACGGTCCATGGGGCTCTCCGTGTCATGTCAAGATGACATATCGACGCAGTTTGTCAAGCTAGTCGATTAGGTAGCCCAGATAGACGGTGATGGCGACCACGACGAGGACCGCGATGATCCAGATCCACATCAGCTCGGCCCCAGATAGCCGACGATCTGCACCCGCTTGAATGGCCCGGTGGCGCCGGTATTCATCGCCTGGTAGGTCGAGAACGATCCGGTGGGACCGGCAGCGAACTGGGCGGCGGTGAGCTGTTTCCATTGCGGCCAGTTCGCCCCGCCGCTCGCGCCGGTGATATTGATCTGCTGGACGCCCCGCGTGCCCGTGCCGCTGATGATCCGTACGCTCTTCTGGCCGACGTTCTGCGTTCCCATAGGCCCGTCCATCCTCACCGAGCCAGGATCTTACGAACGGTTAACTAATTCCCGGTTAATCGCCGCCCCGGTCATCCAGAGTGGCATTGAGGCCGCCATCACTGTAACCGTTGAGGTAGCTCTCGCTCAGCGCGACGATGATCGCCTGGATCAGCTCTTCGACGCGCTCGGGTCCAAGCTCGATCCCGTCCCAGTCGCTGACTTCGAGATCCAGATTGCCACGGAACGGCGCCAACAGCTCGCGCGCGGTGCGGTCCCAGTGCGGATCATGGTAGAGCGGCTCGGCTTCGTCGATCATCGGTCGCGCTCGTAATCACGGCGCAGCTCGTCGGGCGTCGGCTCGCGATCCTGCGTCGGCGCGCGATCGGGCAGCGGCGGGAGCTGCTGCCAGCGCTCATAGCTGAACATCTTGTACCAGGCAGTGCCGTCGTCGGCGACCGCCCAGATGTAATTGCCGTCGGAGCTGACCTTGATGAACCTGCGCTTCATACGCTGCTTGCTCCTGATAAACGGTCGAACGGGCGCGCCGTTAATCCCCGTCTGAAGCTGTCAACTCTTCACCGGCATTGGGGTTGACAGCCCCCTAGCGCACCGGCGACCGCTGGCTCCCCGGTTCCTCTAACTGGTGATGCCAGTCAATTTCTCCGAGGTGCGTGAGGTGATACCGTGTGACCGTGCGACCGTCAACAAGAAAGGGCGCCGGTGGTTAACCGACACCCTTTCGAGGGTCACCCCGTGGCGTGGCCCCCAGATCCCTACCGTTCCGACTTACGATGCCTCCACGGTCCCTTGCGGGAGACGGAGTCGACCGTCCATCAGCGGCCGGGCAGGGCAGTCGCCCCCACTCTCGCCCCCTTGCGGCTCATCGGCCTGATCACAGCCTCCCCGCGCGTGAGCCACAGTGGCCAGCTTGGGTGAAATATGCAGCGAACCGGCAGCGTGGTCAACCGTCAATCTGTGGCAAAATAGTTACGCGGTTTTCTGACAGAGCTTAACAAAAGGTTAAAAAGTCAATTTGGGGTCACCGGTATTTTCAGGGGCCCTCTTTTGCACCATACAACACCCCACCGCCTGTCCAGCATGGGGGGAGGGCTCGCCCCTCCATGACACGGTGACACGGTCAACCCCTGTCAGCTGCGGCGCAGCGTCGCACCCCTCCCCCGAACAGCGATCACAAAAATGTGATCAATTCTATGCTCGCATTAATACACTGTGACACGGTGACACACTGTAACCGTGTGACCGTTAGCCGCAGTGGCAATGTGCACACTAATGCGCAGCAATGTGCTTTTAACCGTGGGACATTTAAACCGTTGACAATACTAGAGAATTAGCAATGTGCGCTTTGTGCCGCTGTTTTGGGGTAGAGAGTAGAGGGAGGGAGCCCTTAGAAGGTTAAGGCGGGGTTAAGAGGGAACTCAGAAACAGAAAAAGTCATATTACTTTCTTTCTTTAAAAGTATAGTATATAGCACATTATCTCCCCGCCCCTTGATCTGATTGATGAATTTATGTGTCTGCCGATTTTGCACATTATCACACAATGCTGCCCAATGGCCGTTGCCGCCAAGCCGCGCCCGGGCACACGGTTACACGGTCAACCCCCACTATGGAACTTCCCCTGGTCAACGGTCACACGGTCACCGTGCCGCAATGGCGATGCCTAGTGAGGCCCGACCGGGTGACCGTTTAACCGTTTGCTAACCGTGCCATTTGGTTTGCGCTTGCCATCCTCGCCGAGTGGCGTATGTTGGGTATTGCTTTGATAGGAGCAAACCAATGGCAATCGAGCGAACCTTTACCCTCGAAATTTGTGACCTTGCCGCCGATGACATGCCGCAAGAGACGACGTTTGTCGGGACTATCGACGACGTTCACAAGGCATGCTTGCACTATGCTCGCATGCGTTCGGTGGAGTACGTATCCGCATGGGATGACGACAACGGGCAGCGTGTGTTCCATTGCGACAACAACGAGACGCAAGACACGCCCGACGACACGCCCTCGATTGACTGGAACGGTTTTAATCGCCCCGGTTCCTACTAACCCTTTCGGAGTGTCCTATGGGAAAATATTCTAGCATATCACGCGACGCCATCCGGTTGCCGGATGGTTCGCTGTCTGTCAGCCGATTTCTTGCTGCTTGTGACGAGATTGACCGCAAGCCCAAGCAGGTTGCGTTTCGCAAATCCGGCAAAGCTCATAGGGGCTTGATCATGCCGGATGATCATGGCGGCTACCTTGTCGCCGCTTGCTCTTGTCCCGGCTCGCAGAATGGCCGCTTGACCCATGGTGCGCAGATTACCGGCGAGACGTGGGACAAGGCTAACTGTGGGAACTAGCCCCACGACACCATCAAACCGTTAAACGATAGGAGCAACCCAGATGAAAAGCGACGTTTACCAAAACATCGAACAGGCACAAGACTACCTTGCCAAGCTTCGCGAGCATATCGCGGTCCTGATAGAGCATACACGCGGGACCGACAACATGGCGGCAACGCGCGCCATGGAGCTCGCAGAGCAAGCTATTGACGTGCTAGAAAACGGCTTCTAACCCTTTCGGAGTGTCGCGCCGCGCGGCAAGGTAGTCCATCGAGGCACGCGGCTAGACGTTCAACCCTTAACCCTTTGATAGGATCAAGACCATGAATGAAGAGTTGTCGAGAATTAAAGCCAAAATCCGTGCCCTTGCCAGCAAGACCACGGATAACGGTTGCACGGAAGCGGAAGCCATGGCCGCTATGGCCATGGTGGGTCGCTTGCTCAAATCCTACAATCTGTCCATGGACGAGTGCGACGTTCGTGAGAGCCCGTGCGTTACCGTCACCATTCCGGTTGATGGTTCGCAACGCGGTCCTATGGATTGGGCCGTGCCTAGTCTGGCCGCGTTCTTTAGCGGCCGGGCATGGTTCGGCACGGACTACAAGAGAACGGACAAGGGTTATCAGCGTCAAGTCTATTATGCCTTTTTTGTGCAGGAGCATGATGCCGACGCGCTGCGCTACTTGTTTGATGTGATCAAGCACGGCATTGCTGGCGAAACCAAAGCCTACCAAACGACGGAAGAATATCGGGCGTTGACCGGCGGCCAGAAGCGGAGCGCGCTCAAGTCATTCCCGCGCGGCATGTCCATGCGTATTGCCGAACGGTTGCGGGCGATGCGCAAAGAAAATGACGAAGCTATGGCTGAACGCCAGCACGCGAGCGGAAGCACGGGAACGGCCCTTATGGTTCTTAAGGGTCAATTGATCCAAGAAGAATTTAAAAAGACCGGCGTAAAGTTGCGAACTGTCACATCAAGCGCCCGGATCGGCAATCACGGCGCCTACCATCATGGCCGCGAAGCGGGAAACCGTGTCAATCTCAATCGGCCGATTGGTGGCAATGGCAACGTGTCGGGATACTTGTCCTAATGTGTCGCGACTTTCAAAAGTCGCGCGTCTATGCGTGGGAGGATCAAGTTATCCTCCCACGTACAAACGTCACAGTGACGTTTGATCGCGCGCAAATGTTCATCGATGGCGTATGGCTATCGTTGGGCAAGATCGGCGCACCGCGTGCGGAACTGATCAGTAAGCGGATCAAGACTGCCGTTGCACGCGGTTGCCGGCCTTACATCGAAATACGCGAAGCAACGCCTGCCTGGATTATTTTGCACGAGTTGGCCCATAGCTTGACCATGGACCATGATCACAACGGCGATGGCCACGGTCCTAAATTCGTAGCCGCTTATATGCAGCTATTGGATAAGGTTCTCGGCATCCCGTTAGCGCTTACGATTTACTCGGCACAGGTCCATGGCGTACAGTTCGAGCAACCCTATTAAAATAGGAAGGCGATATGTCCCGCAACATCCCACAGGTTAAAACCTGGAAAGTTACCTTCTACTATGGCAACCGCGTCGCAGTAGAATATGTTGACGCGCCTAATAAGCGCTTTGCCAGATGGGCCGCGCGAGAGCAAAACTACGGATGCAGTATTACAAGCCCCTACGTTGTTCGCGAAACTGTGTCTGTGGTGCGTTCGTCGTTCGGCGGCCCATATATCCCGTTACCAACATCAGGAGCACGCTAACTAACCAGTAACCAAGGCGCACGGTTACACTGGCGCGCCTTGGTCTTTCGTGCTCTACTGCAATCAGTTCAACCCTAATACCCTGATAGGAACGCCCGATGAAAACATATCGCGTGAAATGCGGCTACCGCATTGCGGGAAACTTCCCGGCTTGCACAACACTGTCAACGCATTTTGACGTTGTCACGGTTACCGTTGATGACGCTGCGCAAGTCCGCTCTGCGGCGATTGACGCGCTCTATGCAAAGCATCCCGATGCCGAGCATGTGAAGCCATGCCTTGTTCTGCGGGAGGACTAAGGTCATGCGCAACCGCATTTTCAGCACGGATAGCCCGAAAGCTATCAAAGCCGACAAATACGGCTACTTGAACGCCATTCACTATATGGCTCCGGCCGACCTCGCGGGCGTTGGCAATCTTTGTCCATTCCTTTCTACGGGTTGTAAAGCGCTTTGCCTTGGCGCCCATAGCGGCGCAGCTACGTATTACCCGAGCGTGCTGCAATCACGCATCGCCAAGGCGCGCCGGTTTATGCGTGAACGACACGCCTATATGGCCGACGTTGTGCGGGCGATTAATGCCGAGCTCCGCAACGCTAAGCGCAAGGGCAAGACGCTCTGCGTGCGCATGAACGGCAGCACGGACATAAGTTGGGAATATATTCGCGACGGCAAGGGGCGCACGCTCTTTGATTTGTTCCCGGATATTCAGTTTGTGGACTATACCAAAAATCCGAATAGGTTCTCGCGTGTCGCTAAGCGTCCGGCAAACTATCACTTAACCTTTAGCCGCAGCGAAGAAAACGACGCAACGGCCATTCGGCTACTGGAACAAGGCGTCAACGTCGCGGTGGTCTTTGCTGGCGACAAGCCCGCAACGTGGCACGGTTACACGGTTACAGATGGCGACAGTCACGACTTGCGCCACCTCGACCCACGCGGCCCGCGCGGCCATGTGATTGCCTTGTCGCCGAAAGGGAACAAGGCAAAACGTGACACCAGCGGCTTTGTTGTGAAAGTCTCGTGACACGGTCACACGGTTAAACCTGACCGCAACATAGATAGGTGAAACATGAAAGTATCAATTGAAGCTACCTATTCGGGCAGCGTTTTCGGTACAATTGAACTACCCGAAGGTAAGACTTGGGATGACGTGACCGATTGGTTTGTCAAATGGGGCGACGTCTATGTCGCTTTCGACGGTGACGAATATCAGAACCTGGGCGACGTTGGCGAGCTTTCGCTTGATTGCATCGACTTTAAGCGACCTGATCGCATTGTCGCCTATGAAACGACAGACGATGAAATGCCCGATTTTGACAAACAACTTGATGAAAGGGGGCAGCTATGACAATCCAATGCATCCTCAGCGCCCGCATAACACGCTACACTGATACCCGCCAGACCATGGCCCACGTATCATGGCTTGATACACGCAAGCGCCAAGGCGAAACGGTCGGCAGTTATCCCACTAGCAACCATATGCAAGCTTTATTGTTGCGCGCGATGCGCGAGGGTGTCAACGTAACTCGTGAGGAGTTTTGAACAATGGAACGCCAATATGCAACCGAAGTACTTACCAAGCGCTATCACGAACAATGCGAGCTATTCCCGCGTACGCGCGAAATCGGTTTGGCGCTATATTTGCAGCGTAACGTCCCCACACTTATCGCCAACTGGCACAAACGAGCTATTGCGCACGGCGCAGCGCTGCGCCATGAGTGGCAACGTCGCAATCCTGACGCCATACCGCGCGACGTCGCTAGCTCTTATCATTATCCCGATGAAAAATACGGCAATCGGCCAGTAATTACACGCGAGGAGTTTTGAACATGGCATACAAGATCGTAGGCAGCCAAGGCGCGTGGAATATCGTTGACGAAAACTATCGCGCTCTTGCTTTCCGCCATACCTATGCGGAAGCGGCGGAATTATTGGATAGCTGGTTAGTAGCGGAGAGCTATTTCGCCCCCGACGCCTACGCCGAGAACCCGCCGCACGGTGCCAAGGGCCATCGGCTTAGCCGCAACTGTGATCAATGTGTGGAGAATGGGAGTTAGCTATGAAGATCAAGACCGACTATTGGATCAAACCGATCCCCATGCGCAACTTCGACTGGACTGCGGTTGACGATGACACCTATGACGGCACTGGGCCGGTAGGTTGCGGGCGCACGCGCGACGAGGCCATCGAAGACTTGCTAGAACAAATCGAATGGCAACAGGACCGCGAGCTAACCGACGCTGAGTATGCGGCAGCCGAAGAAGCGCGCCAGCGCAAAGATGACGCGCGCGAGGGGTTCGAGTGATCCCCTACTATCCCATTGCGTGGCGTGTCCGTGGACTGTGTTTCATCCCCTGCGGGCACGCCTATTGGCTAGAAACCTTATGGAGAATAGGACCATGAAAAGTACACCGTTCGCCGATTCCGTATTCACCCCCGATGCCGACGCCTATATCGTGAGCGAGGGCACGGACTGGGACGAGTTGGTTGCCGAATACATGAACGGCTACATCGCCCAAGTAATGAAAGATGAGCCTCCGGACTTTGATCTATACACCCATCCCGAATTAGTCATGACGGTGAGCCTACCCGGGTTCGACTATGATGCATCTTGGTCGGCACCACTGCGTGCAATCCTTGAGGACGCGCTAGAGACTAATGATTGGAGTGAACCTGAAACCGACCTCGAAGCTATGGCGGTCGAGTTTGACAAGCTGGCGAAACTCGTGCGGGCGTTCAAGGAGGAATATCGTGAGTGATGTTAACGACGAAGTCATTCTTGAGTTGGCACGGCTCTACCGTATGGTAGAACAGCGCTTGCGAGCGTACCAGATGGGAGAATTGTTCAATGGGCTGGAAGGCGTATAGGGTCACGGTCACACGGTTGATCGAGGAGGAGTGTCACATCTATGTGCGTGCGGCCGATGAGGCCGAGGCCGCCAACAAAGCGCTTGAAGAGGTTTCCGAGATTGCAGAAGGTATCTGGATCAGAACCGACTGTGAGCCCCACACCTACAGTGTGGAAGAGTGTAAAGAAGCCGACAAACCAAAGGAGTTCACATGACTAAACTACGCTATGGAGTGCGCCGTATTGGCGACGCTTGGACGGTCTTCGACAAGTGGTCTGAGATTAAGGTCACAGTCGCCACGGCTAACCCCAATACCCGCGACGTTGCCCGCAAGACAGCGCGCAACATGAGCGAGATCGACGCCCGCGAGCGTGAGCACGGACAAGCCCACGTTGCGGCCTAGGAACTGAAGGGAGACGGGCAACCATGTGCGCCCATTGCCGCCGGAGGTATCCTATCCCTCGGGCACAGCGCAAGCTCACGGCTCGGTTCGGGCGTCTCCCGCACGCTGTTCACTACTCCGGCGTGTTAGTTATCCCGTGAAACCGAAGCAAGGCGGCAACTTATTTAAAGGTAGCGACGATGGCGGAGATGTGGTACGTGGTCTGCGGCGAGTTGGGCAACACCCAGTGGGGCGAGATTGTTGACGACTGGATACGGTTCGAGCATACACCGCCCGATCATCCAGCCCGCATACCGCTCAACTGTGAGTTGATGAGCCGTCACTTTGACGCGGTTGAGATGTGGCTGAAAATGTACGCGCCAGTCTATAGCGGAGGGGAACAATGGGACACGCGGCGATGCTCTGGCTCCTGATCGGAGTTACCTACGTTGTCGTTGCGCTTGGGCTCTTGGTCCTAGCCGGTAGCTGTATCTCATGGAGCAACGGCGGCAAGAAGCCGACCCGTTGCTGGTATGAGCAAGACGGCAAACTGTATTTTGACGAGGACTAGCATGACAGTGCGCGAGCTAATCGCTTTCCTGCAAACGCAGGACCCAGATTTGCCTGTTGCCTATGAGTGTTGCAGCGAGTGGAACACGCTAGAAGCCGAGCAAATCAAGGTCGAAGCGCTTTGCTACCCCCGGCCGGACGGCTGGATACACGACAAGAGGCCGGATAAACCGCTGCAAGATTATCTGGTTTTGCCGGGGAATTAATTTTTGAGTTGACAAGCCCCTCGACCGCGTCATAAGGTCGCACCGTTACCCTCCTCTGGGACTTGGTGCGGGCGGGCGCGAAGTGTCTGACAACTATCATAACGAACAAAGTGTCCTGAACGCAGCCAAACGCTATGGGGCGTTCGACAAGTCAGACCCTTTCGCGCTCGCCCGCGCTCTTTGCCACATCCGCCAAGGTATCTGCCGAAGAGAGTATTTCGCCGAGGCGACCGCCTTTCACAAGAAGGGCGAGTTGGTGGACTGTTTCTACGACGCTGAGGAGCACTCGACTTTTGGGGTCGGCGGCGTGGTCACGACCCACTACACCAACATGGTGAGGCCGTGATGAACGACTGGACCGACAGGCTTATCAACGTTGCTATGGCAGCCCTTATGCTTGCTGTGGCAGGTGGCATCATCCTTGTTTTTTGTAGTCTTGTGTTTGCTCACGAGCACCAACCCGGCGAGACTACCGAGCAACAACGCATTGTTGACTTCTACGCATCCTGGCATCGCCCCAAAGGCGACTATCAGATTGAGCATCGACGACCGTTGTGCTGCTACGGGACGGGCGCGCGACAGGATTGTTTTCCAGTGCTGGCGCGGCGTGTGTCAACGGACGGCAAAGAGGAGCTGATGCCGGACGTGAGCGGCCTACCCACTACTGTGCAGGCTGAGTACGGCTACAAGTGGTATCCGAACAACTACCATGTGACCGAGGATCAGCAGATCGACCCGCGTGAAAGCCCCGATGGTCGATCCCATATGTGCATCCTAGGCAACACTGTAGTCTGCTATGTGCGCGGCTGGGGCGAATAGTGTTGCTGTTCCTCGACTTCGAAACGTACTACGACAGGGACTACTCCCTGCGCAAGATGACGCCTGCGGAGTACATCCTTGATCCGAGGTTTGAAGCGATCTGCATGGGTGTCGCACAGAACAGCGACGACCCGATCCTGATTGACGGGCCACATATCGCCGGCTACCTCGCAACGCTTCCGCCTAACGTCACAACGGTGACCTACAATGCCCTCTTCGACAACGCTATCCTGGCTTGGCGCTTTGGCTTTCGTCCTGCTCGTATGGTCGATGGCCTGGGTATGGCTCGCGCTCTGCTTGGCACTCGTCTTCGCAAGCTGGGTCTTGCAGACGTTGCGGAGCATCTGGGCGTCGGTCACAAGGGCACTGAGATCCATAACGTCGTAGGTATGCACCGTGAAGACATCAAGCGAGATCAAGGTCTATGGGCTCGTTTCGGAGCCTATTGTCTTAACGACACGGCTCTGCTCCGAAGCATCCTTGATACGCTACACGACGAATTTCCTGCGGAAGAGTACGACGTTATGGACGCAGTGCTCCGCACATGTATCGAGCCGGTATTTCAATGCGACGTGGAGCTTCTCCAAGACCACTTGCGGAAAATTAGAGCTGAGAAAGCTGCGCTATGTGAAGCTGTCGGAGCCGACAAAGACACAATTAGCGGCAACGGCAGTTTCCTCCAGCTCCTTAAAGATGCCGGCGTCGAGATCGAATACAAGCAAGGCAAGAACGGCCCGATCCCGGCGATCGCCAAGACCGACGGATTCATGACCGATTTACTCGAAGATGAAAGGACAGAGGTCCAATGTCTAGCAGCGGCACGCCTGGGAGTGAAGTCGACGCTCGAAGAGAAGCGGTCCGAAAGGCTTATTTCAATTTCCGGGCTGTCTTGGCCGAACAAGGCGCCCTTGATGCCGATACCATTGCGCTACTCGGGAGCACATACATGGCGGCTTTCCGGCGACTGGAAGATCAATATGCAAAATCTTCCGTCGGCGAGGATGGGCGATCCGGTCTTACGCAAGAGCCTGATGGCCCCGCCGGGGCATAAGATCGTTGTCGGCGACCTGGCGCAGATCGAAGCGCGATTAGTCGCCTGGTTCTGCGGCTGCGACAAGCTGCTCAGTGAGTTTCGCGACAAGCGCGATCCGTACTCACAACTGGCTGCGGATATTTTCGACCAGCCGGTGAACAAGAACACTATGCAAGGCGTCGCCCGCCACATCGGCAAGGCCGGTATTCTCGGCTGTGGCTACGGCATGGGCAAGGATAAATTCTACGCCAGCGTACTGCGTTCCGGTCGGAGCATGCTCAACCCCCAACAGATGGAGATGTTGACCAATGTATGGACACCCGAACTCGCCGAGAAGTCGGTTGGAGCCTACCGCGAACGTTACTCCGAAGTCCCGCGCATGTGGGGCAAGCTCGACCGCGCGCTGCACAGCTCATGGCTGGGCAAGCTCTCTGCTGCCGACTGGGTCAGTGGTCCTATTCGCATGTTTAATCGCGATGGCTGCGGTGTGGTCCAAGGCCCTGGCGGACGCGAGATCCGTTACCCTGGTGCCATGCTCGGCGATTTCGGCGAACTCTGGTGGTTCGACGGCGGCGTCGTGCCCAAGAAAATCTACGGGGCTTCGTGTCTGGAAAACATCATTCAGTTTCTGGCGCGCGTCGTCATGTTTGACATCGCCATGCGACTCAAAGCCGGAGGTCTCCGCTTCATTCATCAAGTCCATGATGAACTAGTCTTCTGCGTGCCCGACGAGTACGTGGGTGGCGCGCTGATGACCATCCAACAGGAAATGACCTTGCCGCCGGCATGGTGCGCCGATCTCCCGCTCGACTGTGACGTTGGCTACGGCCAGCGTTATGGAGATTGCAAGTAGTTCACGATATCGTGATGCAGCGACAGATTGACGCAGGAGGGGCGCCATGGAATACCGCTGTGAGATTTGTGAAGAGCCGATCGAGCACGGAGAGTTCCTTGACAACGACGGATTATGCGGGGGCTGCCAATCCGAGCACGACCTCCTTGAAACCGAGCTTGACGAGCGCACGTAGGCTGTATCTGGCCGGCCCGATCCGGGGCATCCGCAACTTCAAAGAGCGGTTCGAGTTCGCCGCCGAGCGGCTTCGGCAAGAGGGCTACTACGTCTTCAATCCGGTCGAACAGGATGATTTCTTCGATCTTGTTGGGATGCCCAATGACGTCGCGTTGTATCTGGAGCACGACCTAGCTTGGGTGTGCCGGTGGGCGCAGTGTGTAGCGTTACTGCCGGGCTGGAAAAACTCTGACGGCGCCCAAGCTGAATACTATGCGGCCCGCGCTTGCGGCAAGCGGACGTGGATCTTGCCCGACGAGTACCAGCTGCCATGAGCTTTCATTGCCCGCGATGTGATGCGAGGACGCATGTGTTTGAGACCAGGGCGGAGCTTCGTCATCGCCGGTGCCCTTGTGGGTACCGATTCTGGACCGAGGAAATCGAACATGAAGATCGTCGAACGTACCCCAGACCAGGTCGTCCAACTAAAGCGCGATCTGCTCGACGGTCTCAGTGCGCAGGATCGCAAGACTTATCCCCTCTATGAGGGGGTGGTTGGTTACTTCTTTAATGCCTTGGCGCGCGTGGCGCGGGTATCCTGGGTTGGTAACCAACAACACAATCCAGGCCAACCGCTGCACTGGGCGCGTGGTAAAAGCAAAGACCAGATGGATTGCATGCTCCGCCACGCCGGCGAGTTCGACGAGACTGATTTTTCCGACGCCAGTGAAGAAGCTGGCGCTGCCATGTGTTGGCGCGCGCTTGCGGTGTTCGAGATCTATCTCGAACGCAAGTACGGGCTAAGACCGCCGAAGAACGCGAGGAGCGATGACTAATCCGTTTAGCTTCACCTACACCAAACTGAAGGGCTATGAAGAGTGCGGCCGCAAGCATAAAGCCGAGCTTGATAAGCTTCTGCCGCCGCCAAGCGGCGAAGCCATCGACTACGGCAACGAGGTTCACATCGCGTTGCACAAGGCAATCAAGGACGACATCCCGCTGCCGCCACGTTTGGGCTTCCTGCAATACTGGGTGGACTGGGCGAAGAGCTTGCCGGGCGAACGGTTCGTCGAAGAGAAATGGGGGCTGTCAGACCAGTTTCAGCCGACTGAGTTTTTCCGGCGCAACAACGCTGACGCTTGGCCGTGGATGCGGTTGATCGTTGACCTCGCCGTGGTCAACCATGAAAGCAACGTCGCCTGGCTGGTCGACTGGAAGACCGGCAAACGGTTAGAAGAGCCGTTGCAGCTCTGGCTTGGAGCAGCGCTGATGTTCCAGAAGTTTCCCGACCTGAAAGTCATCGAGAGCATGTTTGTCTGGCTGAAGGAAGACGATGGAAAAAACTCCCATAACTGCATCTCCGCCGAAAGGATCAAGCGATCTCAGATTGATGACCTTTGGGCCCAGCTTATGCCCCGGATCAAGACTTATGAAGATGCTGTGGCGACTGGGGCTTTCTATCCTAGTCCTGGTAAGCATTGCCGTTGGTGCAAGCTCATGGGCTGTAAGGAGCGTGCCGCGTGACCATTGTCGAAATGTCGAAGACCACTTTGTTACAACGTATCGCCACAGCCAAACGAGGCCAGTGGGTTATGTATCACGTCGGCTTCCTGTTCAACGATCGGACCAAGAACCGCCGGCTGAGTTCGACAGCTACTGAGGCCTGGGCGCAGCATGAACTAGGCATCGTGGAGCTGAAGCAGCGCCGGCTCGGTGACATGATGTACGAGTATTACGCAGAGAAGAGGTGAGGGAAAATGGCAAAGATGACAAAAGTCTACAACCCCCCCATTACGTGGGGGGAAGTGAAAGCGAAATACGATTATGATTACCGGGCTGGCGCTTTCGTGTATCGTACGGGGAAGCGCAAGGGCAAGATCATGAAGGGGAAGACGCGCGTGTGCGACGTGGGGTCTTCGGGGCGAAAAAAGCCGTATATTGCTAAGCAGATACAGGTGTGTGGTCGTATGACCGGCTATCACCGCATGGTCTGGTTTTGGCATTATGGCAAGTGGCCAAAAGGGCAGATTGATCATGTCGACGAGAACCCGCTCAACAATCGCATCGAGAATTTGCGGGATGGGTTCGACCACCGCATGCAAAAGCTGCGTGATCGGGAGCATTGGGCGGAAGCCGCTGAATGACGCCTGAAGGACGGGTCAAGAATGAAGTCAAGAAACAACTCAAAGCGCTCGGCTTCTATCAGTTCTGGCCGGTCCAGACCGGGCTTGGATCGAAGACCGTTGACTGCCTGGCCTGCGGAAGTGGTCGGTTTATTGGTATTGAAACGAAAGCGCCTGGCAAGAAACCGACGCCGCTCCAAGAAGTCACGCTAACCAAGATTGCAGATGCCGGCGGAATAACGCTTGTCATTGACTCCGTGGATATGGCAAAGATGATCCCGGAGATCCTCAATGTCCGTTCTATTGTCCCGCGAGCACAAAGCCCTGGTCCTACCGGTCGGGACGGGCTTTATCGACAGCGAGAGCGACAGCCAGAAACCGATCGGTAAACTGGCCGACGGTCGCACGGTCTTACCGCATACCCCGTTCCACACCCGCATGCTGCGCGCTGCGGGCCACGACATCCCCAACCCCATGGAGCTGTACTATGACTTCCCCGGTGGACCTCCCTTCCAAGTACAGCGCCGAAGCGCAGAAATGCTCGTCGAAAATCCAAGAGCATATCTTCTCAATCAGCAAGGAACTGGAAAGACTAAGACAGCTCTGTGGGCTTGGGATTACCTTAACCGTTGCGGCGAAGCTAGAAAGCTCCTTGTCGTTGCAAAGCTCTCTACTCTTAACTTTGTCTGGGCTCGCGAGATTGACCGTACCCTCCTCGGCCGACGAGCAGTGGTTCTCGGCTCCGACAAAGGCATGCCGAAAGCGCAAAGGCTCAAGCTCCTCGACGACAAAGAAGCGGACATATTCGTCATCAACCACGACGGGCTCAAGGTAATCCATGACGAACTCGCCGCGCGTACCGACATCGACACTCTTGTGCTTGACGAGCTTGCTGTTTACCGGAACAACTCTGATCGAGCTAGAGGAATGCGTGGCTTTGCTAGCCGCTTTAAGCACGTGTGGGGCCTTACGGGTTCCCCTATGCCCAACGAAGTCACCGACGTCTGGGGCCAGTGCAAAATCATCACCCCGCACACGACGACAAAATACTTCAAGAGCTGCCGCGAAGCGCTGATGTACCGGGTCGACCAGTTCACTTGGCGGCCCAAGCCGGAAGCCACCGAGCGCGCGTTGGCGATGATGCAGCCGAGCCGGCGCTACTCGCTCGATGACGTCATCGAGCTGCCGGATATTATCCACAGAACTGTGGAGTGTGCGCTCTCGTCGGAGCAGGAAAAAGCCTACAATGAGTTTCGTGCGAAGCTGGCGATTATGGTACAGCAGAAACAAATTACTGCGGCAAACGCCGGCGCCATGGCTAACAAGCTTTTGCAGATTTCTGGCGGCTATGTATATTCTGAGGCCCCTGCCTACGTTTGTCTTGATGCTCGCCCACGCCTTAACCTTCTTCGTGATCTTATCGAAGAGAACGAGCGAAAAGTATTGGTGTTTGCGCCGTACCGCCATATGGTGGCGGAAATAGGCAAGTTTCTCAATTCCAAGGAGGGCCTCGGTGCCAACTCAACTGCGATCATCGGCGACAAAGGGCGCGATGAAGTCCTGTTTAAGTTTCAGGACACTAGTGAGTACAAAGCGCTTGTCTCTCACCCTGGCCCGATTGGACACGGCAATACGCTCACGAGCGCTGATCTTATCATATGGTACTCGCCGATCGCTGACTATGATGTATTCGACCAAGCCAACTTTAGGATCAGGCGTATTGGTCAGGCTCACAAACAACAGATCCTGTACCTTGTCTCAACTCCGGCTGAGCGTCGGATGTACGGAATACTCCGTCGCAAAGAGAACATACAAAACGGCTTCTTAGCCATGGTCGAGGAGGCTAGTCGTGGACCTGTCTAACTTCAACGACGACCAGATCGCGCAGCTGTGGCACGAAGCGCACGCTTCCATTGACACGATGGAAAAGCAGTTGAAAGAAAGTGCGCCTTATGTTACAGCCAAGGCCATCATCGAAGAGATTAGTAAAATCGCAACCCAAAGGTTGGAGACTAGTGGGGCGTCCTCCATCAATACCCCCCACGGCACCATCCACACCGTAGGCAAGACGACGGCGCGTATCATGGACCCGGAAGATTTCCGGGGCTTTATCATCGAAAATCGGGCTTGGGACATGCTCGATTGGAAGGCGAACATGACTGCGTGCCGGAATTTCGTAGAGGAAAACAAGACGTTAGTCCCTGGTGTGGAGTTAACGACGTTCCGCAGGTTGAGTATCACGGCCCCCAAAGCTCCCATGAAGAGGTTAGACGATGTCGAATGATCTGGTTCTACCCGGCCTTGCCGGCGGCCCCTCGAAGTATTTCGATAACCGGCCGATCGAACGCGAAACCCTTGGCGCCGGCATCGGTGTTGGCCTAGGCTATAGCGTTATTTCTACCAGTGGTAAGCAGTTCAAGCTGCACCACAATGGCGAAGACCATTTGCTGCTCGCAGACGACGGTAAGAACCCGGCGCAACACTTTGACTTCGTTATTCTGCGCGGCGGCGAATTTCCTTCGCACACGTACTATAAGCAGACTTACGACGCGAAGCATACTGGCTCGCCTGACTGTCAGTCGACGGACGGCATTGCCCCCGACGATAGCGTGCCGGAGTACGACCCGAAAACCAAAAGTGGTAAGCAATCTGACTTTTGTCAGACCTGCCAGCATCACGTTTGGGGCATGCAGCCGAATGGGCGCAAGGGCCGCGCCTGTACCGACAGCTTGCGCGTGGCTGTGTTCCCCGGATCGCAGACGATAATCGAGCGGGCTATTGGCCGTCGCATTGACGAGCCGGTCCTGTTCCGTATCCCTGCGGCCTCCATGAAGGGGTTGGTCGAGTTCACCAGCACTCTCAAGGCTCGGCACCCACGGCTAGCGTCTTACGGCTACTTGACGCGGGCACAAATGCGTCAAGATGTGCCGCACGCCCAGTTCACCTACGTGGTCGCCGACTGGTTGAAGGACGAGGCTATCGCCGAGATGGAGCGGATCCGTGAGGAGCCGACCGCCTATCGCATTCTCGGTCAAGGGCCAGACGGTCGCAGCATCGTACGGTTGGCGGCGAACGACGGCGCGCCTACACCGACGCTGCTCCGCCAAGCCCCGGTGCAGGCGATCGAGGGCAAGGTTGAAGATATTACGCCACAGGTGCCGCTTGATGCTGCCCCGGTGACGAACACTTATGTGCCGCCCTCGCAGCTGCTGAAGCCGATCGAAGACGCGCCCCCGGACATGAACGCGCTTCTGGCGGCCATGCGCCCGCCGGCGAGGTAGGCCGTGACCTATACGCTTGCTGACTTCCTCCAGCGGGCGCTTGTTTGGCCTGACCCGGATGATCCTTCGGGTTGGGTCAACCTGCATTGGCGTCGCCAAGACCAGAAAGGCATCACCGGTGGCCAAGCCTTTAAGACTCAAGAAGAAGTGGTCAAGTTCATTAAGTGGGCGACAGGGCCCAAGGGTAGCCAGTACGTCGCCGACCTATACTATTGCACATCGCTTCAGAAAGACCACGGTGACCCAAAGCAGAATGGACGCTATTCCGCGGTCCGCTCGATTGATAATGCCCTGTCGTCTAAGCTTTTATTCGCGGACGTGGATAAGTATCCCTCCAAAGGAGAGGCTCTCGCTGCCATTAAATCCTTCTGTGAGGTATCTGGATCACCTTACCCCACTGCATTGGTGGACAGTGGCGGAGGTCTGCACGCTTATTGGATATTGCCCGCAGCTCTTTCAAAAGATCTCTGGCTAGAAACGGCCTCACGGTTCGACGGTCTACTGACCCAACACGGGCTCAAGCATGACAATATCTCCACCGACATGGCGCGCATCCTGCGCCCGCCGGAGACGTTGAACTACAAGCGTAACAAAGAGGGCGACAAGGTTCAACTGTTGGACCTTAACGGCGATATAAACCTCGATGCTTGGAAGTCACTCCGCAACGCCACTCCGACGCAGATAGTCGTTCGCGACACCAAGATCCTCCCGGTCAGAAATCTTTTTCTCAGCGAGGATCTCGCTAAGACCGGTCCTTCGGCGCGCGCGCTCACCGGCAAAGACGACCTCCCGATGGGCGGCGGCACGGTCGAACCGGCACCCGTGTTAGCGCTGTGCCCGATGTTCAAGGACGCGCTGGCCACCGGCGGCAAAGACGTCGGTCAACCGGTCTGGCATCAGCAAGCGCTGGCCTGTACTTTCCTGATGAACGGCCGCAAGATTTTTCATCAGCTGGGGAACCAACATGGTGGATATACTCCTACTGATAGCGACGCTATGTTTGATCGTAAGTTTGCCGATCGTCAGCGGATTGGGCTGGGTTATCCATCGTGCGCGGCGTTCGAGGCGGATGGCGCTCCACAATGCAAAACCTGTCCGCTTAAAGGAAAAATCACATCCCCGCTTAACGCTCAACCGGAACCGACGCATGCTGTCGCCGACGCAGAAGGTGAAATCACGTCAGCGCGTCATATCAATATATCCGAGCAAGCCGAAGTAACCGACAAGCGGCCACCGCTGCCGCCGGAAGAAGAGTTTCCCGATTGCATCTATCTCTACAATGAAGACGGCTTCATCTGCTTCAAAGAGAAGGGCAAGAACAAAAAACCGATACGGCTGTTCATGTCCAAAATTTTAGACGGTGAAGCTTATCTGGAAGAACGCGGCAACAGTTATGGCTTGCGCGTGCTGTGCACTCTCGACCGCAGCCGGCCGCCGGTATGGATCAATATCGCGCCTTCGTCGTTCGACGACGTCAACATGGGGGCCTACAAAGCACTGAACCAAGGGGGGTGTCTCGTTATGCAAAATTCATCAAAAGTCACACAGCTGATGTGCTATTTCCGTGGCCGGCTGGCAATGGAGTCCACCGCTTTGCGCAACATACCCTATGGCTGGGAATACCCGGAGCGTAAGGAGGGCGAATACCAAGGCTCGCCGCGCGCTTTCGCCTATGGCGGCCACCGCTACGCGCCGGACGGCGTGCGCCAAGCGCATGGTGGCGACGAGGAACTGAAAGACACTTACTGCGTTACCGGTCTACCAGAGCCTTGGCTCGACGCTGTGCGCGCCATCCAGTCTATGGGCTCACCAGCACATGACGCGATCGTTCTCTCGGCCTTCGCTGCTCCGCTAATGATCTTCTCGGGGCAGCCGAGCACCGTGGTCATGGTTAGAGGGGACTCAGGCGGCGGCAAGTCGACTGCAAGTGCGATCGCTTGCGCCGTCTGGGCGCGTCCCCGCACTGGTGTGATCAAGCCCAACAGCTCGAAGCTCGGGCTGATGAAGCGCATGGGGCGGATCCGCCACCTGCCGACGATCTGGGACGATATCCGCAACACCATGTTCGACACCGTCAAAGACACCCTGATGGAGATCACCCAGGGTGGTGACGGGCTCAAGCTTGACGCCAACCGCAAGGAGCGCGAGCAGGGCATGTGGGATAACATGCTACTAACGTCCTCTAATAACAGCCTAGCAGAATATCTTGAAATGGTGAGCAAACAAGACGGCGCCGCCTTGGTGCGCTGCTTCGAGTTTGAAGTGCCGCCGATCCTGCAAGGTGAGAAGGGTTATCTTGACTTCAACGTGATCGCGCCTTTGGTGGCCTCGCTCGACCACAATCACGGTCATATTGGCCGCGAGTACGCCAAGTTACTTGGCTCTTCTCCAACCCAATTGGATGTCCAATACCGCAAGCTCCAGGGCGAGCTAATGTATAAAGTCCACCCTTACCAGCCGCATGAGCGCTACTGGATGGCGGCAATCGCGACCCTTCTGATGGCCGCTGAACTGGTCAACAGCCTGCCGAGCATGGCGAACGCCCAATTTGATTTGGCGGCGCTGGAGAAGTTTCTGGTTGAGACTTACTTGGCACAGCGGTTCCGGCTCAAAGATGCCGATATTCACTCTGGCAAATCGCAATTCGTCAAGCACCACTTGTCGATGTTCATCAACAATTATGCAGCACTCCGAAGCGAGATCATCTGGACTTCCGATGCGCCGCAAGGGCGTGGCGCCCCGGACCGGGTGGCCCCGCTGTGGCCTACGGGCAGCGAAGCGCGTTCGATGAAGCGCGTCTCTGTGCGTTGGCTCACCAGTACCCGGCAGGTGCGGATCTCCAAGCCGGCACTTGATGAGTATCTACGCAACGATAAGGTCAGCGTCGATCGCGTGCGCGACGGGCTGACAAAGTTCTATGCCGCGCGGCTAAACCGGGGTCGCATTGCCGCCGGGCTTGATAATATTGCGGCGCAGGGGGTCGAGAAATATTACGAGATCGACGTCCTTCCCAACTCATGGATGGAGAAGAACCTTAACCATCATGCGGTGAAGGACCCTCCGACAGAAATCGGCCGACCACAGCTTGGACAAAATCCCGATCAATCAGGGACTCGTCCTCAACCCGGACAAACGGGCCCAGCAAACGGGAAAGACGCATCCTAAGCCGCATTTCCTCCCTGTTGAGAGGGATCGGTTGGTCGGTCAATCGGTCCTCCCAAACAGTCATAGTCGTTGCCGACAACTTGGTCGGCCCAATCGTCGTCAAAATTGATCTCGTCGTTCAGATATCGGCGAAGATGCTTAGGAAAGCCTTTGCGGCGCACGCGCGAGCGCATGATAACCCCCAGGTTATGGCCAGGGGCCTATCCTATACCTTCTGGGTTATTTCTTGGCGTAGGAGACGTGGCCGGCGGCGTTTGGCTTGATCGGCTTCAGCGACTTACCGTCGCCACAATCGTCCTCGTCGGTCTGGCCTATCCCCTTGGGTTTGCTCCAAGTTTCGTCGGTCTGGGCTTCCTCGGGGTAACCGGCCGGCTTGCGCCCGCTGGTGAACCGGTCTTCGGTGCTCAGGAACTGGCCGAGCTTGGTCCGGGTCGGAGTCTTGTAGTGTTTGTCGACGGTGTCCTTGCGGACCGGACCGCCACTGGCGTATTCAGCTGCTGACACGAGGCCCCCTTTGGCATAGCCCTTGCGTTCGGGAAGATGGCTGAAATCGGTCGCCCGCTCCCACTCTTTGACCTTGTCCGGGCCGCCGAGAGCTTTGGTCCCTTCAGGCGTGTGTGCCCAACGATTTTGTGCTTTCGACTGCAACGGCATCGCGGTATAGTGCGGGCCAATCGTAAAGGAAGCCTTTACAGATAGCCCGCGTCTGATATGTTGCTATATATCAACGGGTCAGGTTGATATATCGGGCTACTTCATCAAACGCGCCAGGGGAGAGCAGCTGTGAACTGCGCCGACGATGGGATCAACTGCGAGGAGCGCCAGCGGCTTGAAGCTGAGATCGAGCGCCTGCACGCCGAGAACGCTGAACTGTTGGCGGCAATCTCGCGCATCGACGCGATCAACGACAATCCAGCTTGCTACAACCCAGAAATCAACGAAGTCTGCGACAAAATTCTTCGCCCCAGAAGAGGGTAAGCCGACGAATTGGAAACTGACCCGGAGAGAGTGCGCCGATCTGGCTAGGGATACGCTAGTGCGTATAAGAAGCGAATATACCTGATCGCGTATAACCGCCGGCTTAGTAACCGGTGTTCTCGTGGAATTTCTTCGCGTCTTTGGCGGCCTTCGCGTTCTCTTTTTGCACCCGGCTGAGATACTTCTGCGGCTCTTGCCACTGCTGCGGCGCATGGCGGATACCAATGGCTTTCTCTGCGGTGGAGATGTTGGTGTTTGGGTTCTTTTCCGGTCGAGTGATGTTCTGGAAGCCGATCGGCTCCAGCACGTTCTTGCCGACATAGGCCAGGTAGCCTTGCATCCGGGTTAGAAAAGGATCATTGGGGTTGACGATCTGCTTGCCGGCCCAATTCTGGTTCGTTGCCAGATCGAGCATGCTGCGTGGCAGCGAGGCCAGCTTGTTGTAGGCCATATGCAGCACGCCTTTGCTCGTTGGCTCAGGTCCGCCGATGATGTTAGCGGCTTCGAGATAGTCTTTCTCGTAGCCGGGTAGAATGGCGCGCTCGGGTTGACCGCTTTTCGTCTTACCCCCGGTGCGACCGACCACGACGTCAGTGAGGCTGTCTGGTGGCTTACCGGTCTTAGCGGTCTGGTAGAGAATATTGAAAAGACCAGCGACAACGAGACCGGCGGCGAGTGATGGGATCGCCGGATTGAAGTCTGGACTGTTGGTGAAGGCAGCGCGGCCTTTGCTGCGGACCAGCGCGTTGATGGCGCTGCCGGCCTGTCGGTAGTTACCGACGTTCCAGCCGAGCGACACGGTCGCCAAGTTGCCGAGAAATTTGAGCATGGGGGGCCAATACAAGGTTGACTGGTTCAGCTCACCCATGGCGTTGTCGGTGGTCTTGATGTAACGCTTGGCTATCTCGGTATAGTGCTCTTCGCCAAGCCCGGGGTTGTCAAGCTTATAGGCGGCCAGAGCTTTATAGGCGGCGCCGGCTTTCAACAACGGAATGTAGGTATTGAAGAATGGATGCATGAGCAATTGCAAGCCGCGGCTGAACGCTTCGACGCTGCCGAGTGCGGCGTGAGACACGGCTCCCATCAGCTCGCCTTTGTTAAGCGCTTTACCGGCCTTGAGCCCCCGCTGGACCAAATCGTGTTTGTACTGCTCGAACGCTGGCTTGAAGGCGTTGGTATAGTTCTTCATGAAGCCGGTCTCTAACTCCGGCGTTACTTCGGTCCCGTGTACACGGCCGGGGACGAACCCGGCGTCTTGCAGGTTCTTCAGGACACCGCGTTGAAATTCATCCTTGACGGTTTCCGGGTGTTGTAGCGCATCCATGACGCTGCGTTTCCCGGCCTTTGCCAGAGTATAGGGCGCCATCGGGGCTTTCATGATGTCTTTGAGCCCTTCCTGCGGGTTCGACAACAACCGGCTAAAGCCGCGCGCCACATCAGCGCCAACGCCTTCTTGAGCCATAAAGCTCATGTGATAGGTGTCGATCGCCAGGTTCCAGGCGTTGGTGGCGTTCTTGAGATACATGGCTCCATCGAGCGCGTCCTTGACCGCGGGATCCCGGGTAAACGGGTTCAGATAGCGTTCGAGCACCAGCTTGACTTCGCGCGGGGCGTAGAGTGGCACCCCTTTGGTCAAGCGAGTATCGATGGCCTCGTACCCCGGTGCCTGATGCTCGGATAGGATCATGTGATTGCCAACTTGGGTGTTGCGCCCTTGGTCGACGATGGTGTTTTTGGTAATGACCCGGCTCTTAGCGAAATTCTGCGCGTTCACGATCGGCATGACGTTGGGCGAGCCGTCGGCGTCCCTGAACTCATCGTGCAGTTGATATTTCTTCATGATTTCGCCGATGGTCGGGTTACGTTTGTTGTCGTCGCGAAACTGCTTGATGTAATTTCTGGCTTCCTCCGGTTTCTCGAACATGGCGGCCAGGCTGTTGCCATACTCGGCTTCACCACCAACTCTGGCTAAATCGGTGTCTTGCCGTTGGGCGATACGGCGGAGGTTCTCCGCCCAACCCGAAAGCGGGTTGCTTTTCGGCACCGTGCCGCGCTCATAATTCTGGATTGCTTCTTCTCGTACCTTCGCTGGCAGTTTCTGAATATGCCCCTGTGTGTTAGCTAAGGACTCCTTGATCGACTGCACATCAGCGACATCGCGACTTGCGATCGGGCCGAAGGTGGCACGGATCACTTTGTCCATAGCCTCGCTATCGTCGCTGATCGTTTCAGGAGAGAAGATCTCCTGCGGCGTTTTCCCCAGCTTCCCCATGGCGGACTTGAGTGCATTCCGCAGCCCCTGGAAGCCACCGCGCCATTTCAGATCGGCGGCGCCCGGTGGTTCGCCATAGGTGCCGGCGGCGCCGCCCTCAGGAGCAGCGGCAGACAGCGACTGCGGTCGTGGCGCTTCTTTCAGCGCTCCGATTTCGGCGTTCTCAGCCGGCGAAACCACGTTCTTGTTTTGTCCGCCAACCCCCCGTTCCCCAAAATTTTCAGATTCGGGTTTCCCGCTCGGTAACTTTTGTGCCCCGGCAGGAGGAATTTCAGCAGAAACTTCCCGGGCGGGAACGCGGCGCAGGGCGGCCGGGATCTCGTTGACGTCCACGTTGGGCATCGGCGCGCGCGGCGCCGGCTGGTTTGCTTGCTCCGCCAAGATCCGGTCGGCGCGGCGGTTGATCTCCTCCATCGGCACTTGGACACCCATGTCCTGGGCCTGCCGGATGAGGGAGTTGACAACACGAATACGGTCAGGCCCCGCCGGAGCCTGGGGTGGGGGGGCTGGGGGACGCTCCGACGGGGCAGCGGCCTCGGGAGCCGCCACTTCTCCAACGCCGGGCAACGGCGGATAGTTCTCAGGATTCTTTTCACGCCACTGCTGCAACCTTTCGGGGATCTTCAGCCTTGTCCTCTCTCCGTATCGCTGCATCATTGACGGGTCGCCGGCGCCACCCATATCGGGCAGCCGCACATCACTGTCGGGGCGTATGTTGGATAGCTCCTGGATCGGGGCGACCCCCTCGGCATTGCGCTCGGGGGCATTAGAATTGGCGGCGAATTCGTCGCGCGGTGGGTTGATGTTGACGCGGGCTGGTCCCTCAGTGACGTCGACCCCCGGGGAAGGGGCATTGCCGCGGTTTAGACCGGCCTGGATCGTGGGATCGCCGGCTAGGCCCTCACCCCAGGTCACACCATTACCCGCAGGCTGGATCACCTCTGGCTCGGCAGCCTTGGCTTCAGCTTGTACCGGGCCGAAGGTCTTCTCGGGGAACGCCTTGCCCAGCACGCCACGGGCCCACGGTCGCGCGGGTCCAGCCAGAGCCGCTCCGCCGGCGGCGGCGATCGCTGTCTGGGCCGGGTCGATATCGCCGAAGCCTTTGGTGACGCCTTGATTGACAACGTCGACCGCGCCCATGATGCCACCCGACGCCAGCCGGGTGGCCAATTTGGTGCTCAGGTTACCGGGGGATAGGGTGGCAGCAGCGCCGCCGAGCTCGGCCGCCGTGGTCACATAAGGATGTGCTTCGACATCACGCTCTCGTGACTCGGGGCTGTCGAGCCCGAGCCGGTCTGCGACGGTGTCTTGAGCTTTACGGGCGGCCCCAGCTGCCAGGGCACCGCCACCGAATAAGCCGGCAGCGCCGCCAACAAAACCACCGACGCCGGCGCCGATCGCGGTGCCGATACCAGGCACCACCGAACCGACCGCGCCGCCAAGCAAGGCACCGCCTTCGGCTCCGAGTTCCAGCCCAGCCATACCACCGAGATAGCCGGCGGCTCCGGGGGCAACACCACGGGCTACGCCGCGCGCAGCTGAGCTTAAGGTCGAGGGCTCATCGCCGGGGGGCTCGGCTCCTTCCGGATGCTCGTGCGCCTGGTCGAAGCGGCGGGGTTCTTCTTTGGGGCGCGGTTCTTCCTTGCCGATCGGCTCTAGGTCTTCCCATTTCGGAGCAGCCGCTTGCTGCTGGGGACCAGCGATTGGCTCCAGGTCTTCCCACTTTGGGGCGGAGTTGTCCTGCTGTGCGGGACCGGCGATCGGTTCGAGGTCATCCCAGTTGGGAGCGTCAGCCACTCGCGCCGCTGTACGCGAATTAGAGCGGCGGGTTAACCGCAATATTATCAACTGGAACGACAGCCCTCTCCGAACCAAGGAAGAAGTCGTCGCGACTATGCGAGGGGTATCGAGATGAAGTGC